CTTCATTGTGTTTTTATCCTATAATAATATATCAATATACGATACAATACATCGTATATAAATATAAGTTAATTTTGATTTCCTTAATTTTTATTCATCAATCAAATTTGCGTCATCTAAAAAGTCTCCGTTTTCACTCATTAACTTTCGTTTTGCCGAAACTCCGTTAACATATTCTTTAGCAACTTTCTGCGTAGTTTTACTAACTTTTGATTCAGTTTTCGTTAACGCTTTTTGATTTTCCTTTTTACCCAATGGGTCTCTCCCATAAGGATGTTTATCTTTACCATAGGTGTTTCCCTCTCTTGGTCTACCACCTTTGTTCTTTAATTCAGTTTTTAATTCTTCTAATTCATCTTCAACATCAGTTGGGTCTGATTCCATTGCTGGGTCATTACCCTCATCTTCAATTGAACGATATCTAAATCTATCTTTAAGGTCATTGATAAGTTGAGTTTTTTGGAAATCAACCTCATCATCACTAAAGTTAAAGATATTTTTGTATGCCCAATCTTTAGATACCATATTTAATCCCTGAATATCAGAAACTAATCTAACTTTCTCACTCCAAAGATTTACTTTTTCTTGCTCATAAATTGTAGATGGATTAACTAAGTTTAATTCAAAATCTACCATCTCTGTTCCTTCAATACCTTGAGCAGCTAAGTGAGTTACTGCTAATTTAGTTAACTCTGAAATAAGAGTTCTTTGGATTCTTTCAATAGTTCTTGCAAATCTAACATCTTCTGCAGCAAGAGTTGCTTTACCATTTACATTTTCATCATATCCCAAATATGCTTTTGGAATTTTAAGAGCTGCAAACATTTTGTTTTTTAAGTAATCAATATCATCAATAGCAGTATATTCCAACCCACCCAATGAATCAATTTGAGTACCACTATCACCACCCCTAACAGGTAAGAAGAAATCTTCAGTTAGGTTTTGGATATTATACTTTAAGTTGTAATCACCAGTCTTTTTATCCACAAATGGAGTTTTTTTCATTTTGTTGATAATTCTTTGCATGTAGTTATCAACTTCTTGTGGTGGAATATTACCAATATCAATTTTGAAAACTCTCTTATCTGGTGCTCTCATAATTCTATGAATTAACATAGCATCTTCCATAAGAGAAACTTGTTTCCAAATTCTTCTACCATTTTCAATCATTGCTTTTCCATAAGGAAGGAAGTTGGTATCGGATAATAATCTAAAATGTACTACTTCAAAGTTTTCATATTCACCTTTACCATTTGGGTCGTGATTAACTTTAAACTTTACATAGTTTGGATTGGTAGGGTCAGTATTCTCTAATCTTTCAGTTTCGTAAACTGGAAGTGGTTTTACATTAATAATACCAACACCTGGTTGTATTTCTTGTAGTAAAAAGAAATCACCATACTTAACCATATTACGAGTCCAAGACCAAAGGTTGAACTCAATATTAAGAATATCATAGAAAAGGTTTTCTAAGATTTCTTTTACTTTTTCGTTTTTTGATTTGATTTGTACAACTTCACCGAATTCGTTTTTAAGTGTACATTCATCTGAATAGATATCCAATGCTGATGAGATAATTGGGTCATTATCCATAGCATCATAATCTCTGAATAGTTCTCTACGAACTTGATGGTATGCCATCGATTGGGCTGCCATCTGGTCTCCATAAAAAGACCTTTGTAGTTTGGTGTACCTATCTCTTAAATTTAATAAGTTAGTACCACCCTGCTGTCTATCATCTACATCAACAACTTTTCTCTTTCCATCCTTGTCAACCTTTACGATTGCTTGGGTAGAAAAGAGTTTCGTTAATCGATTAAAAAATGAACTATTTTGTTCTTCTGCCATTTTGTTTCCTTATTTTATAACCTTTATTCTTTTATCTTAATTATGAGGTCACCCTCACCCTTAATAACTCTATGAAAAGTTTCTTTTGGTATTTCTACTACATTTCCACTTTTCAAAGTTTTAGGTAGTTCGTTATCTATTTGAAACTTCCATCCATTGGATTGAATAACTTCAACTACTCTATCGTTTTTATCTCTATGCCAAACCAATTCTTCAGATTCTACATCTTCTGAAAAAGTTCTTACAATAACATCACTCTCAATAACTTCTTTATATGGACTCATTACCAATAGAAATTACCTTGAGTAATACCTAAAGATTTGCCATAACGAGGTAGGTTACAAGACCAATACCCAGCTTTGGTTTTATCTTTTTTATCACTACAATTATGTCTATCCGCAAATGCCTTTCTAGCATCTTTGTCAGAAATCTTTGCAGATAATCCACCTTTTGCATCACCAAAGTTTACCTTAATCACATTTCCTTTTTTGTTCTTAACATAAACTTGATACTTTTTTGGACCTGAACTTCTTGTTGGTTTGTTGAGATTTACTTTCTTTCCATTATATTCTGCCTCATTAATCTCCATTGGAAAATCCAAAAGAACTTTTTTTCCTTCATAAATTCCCCACTTACCTAAATCAGATTCTAATAACCAAATATCATCCTCATCAATAGAGTTCAGTTTTCCTTCATTATACAAAGAGCGTGCCTCATTATATAGTTCGAAATAACCTTTTGAACCATATCTAAATACATTCTCCACCAAAGGTGTGTTAGTATCTATATGATATTGTAGTGCCTCCGAAAGGTTACTTTCGTTACATTCCAATATAATATTATTACTCAAACTATACATATACTGTATAAATATTAAAAACTAAATTTATAACCATTTAGTTAAATCTTCTACATCATCCCCAACATTCATTTGCCAAGGATTTTCATCATTATCATTACCACCATATACTCCACTATAAGTATATGTAGATATACCATCAATCGCCCTTTTAGTTAAATCAATACCTTCTTGTCTCAATCTCAGAGCGGTATCTCTTACCCAAAGTGAAATTGCTAAACTCATTGTTAAATCATCATTATAACCCCTCATTGCCTCTGCTCTACCATGCATCCATATAAATGTGAATAATTCTTCAATAGTTCTAATTGAACGAATGATGATTGATTTTTCTCTTACATATTCTTCCAACTTTGAAATAATCAAAGGTCTAGTTCGAGAAGTAGTGGAGAACCCAGCTACCATTCCTCTATCTTGTGCTCTATATTTGTTTGAGAACTGATTTTCAACATCCACATATTTTAAATCCTTACTCATATAATATAAGTTGGGATAGTTTCTATCAATTACTTGTTGAATTGTTGCCCAACCAATGTTTGCATTTTCAATCACAAGTAATGCATTGTTATATTCGGTTGCTAATGCTACTAAGAAGTTACCAAAATCTTTGGTATCCAACTTACCTCTATATTCTGCAACTTGTTCTGAATCTTCTACATCAATAACATGAGCTGCGGAGTAATCCGATGAATCACCTCTAGCAACATCCGCTACTACCATATAAGATTTTGTATTATCTGGAAACTGCCATTTCCATAAGTTACCATCAAATCCAGTTTTCTCTAAAGGTTCTTGTACATAAGTTTCTTTATAGAACTGAAGTATTTGTGGTTCGATTACGGAATCTCCAGAAGATACAAAATCACAATCACATTCTTGTGCTGCTCCTTTTGGTCCTAATAGTTTTTCCTGCTCATCTCTCCAGTCTTGGTCTCTTTCAGGATGAACTGACCAATGTAAACGAATTGTATTAAATCCATTTGTTCCCTCTTCAGAACCTACCCAAGTTTTGTGGAAAAAGTTACCCACACCATTTGGTGTTGAAAGGATAATTGCGTTACCACCAGTTGAAAGGGTAGATTGTGCTGATACCCAAATTTCTTCAATCTTATCGATGAATGCTGCCTCATCAAATACAAGTAGGGATAGTGCTTCAGAACGACCTGCATCTCCTGCTGCTAAAGTTGCTTTTATCTGAGAACCATTTGCATATC